CGAGTCTGGAACAAGTTCAATCGGGTTTGGCAGAAGAGAAGGCAAATACTTCTTCAGAAGAAGAGGAGCAAGACGAGGAAGTAACAGGTATAAAGCAAGAAGTGATCCCAACGAACCTGCCAAAAAACTTAGAAAATACTTCATTAGAAACTGTAGCTACTTTTAATATACCTATATTCGGTGAGTTTCCCATACCAGCCCCAGAAGTTATAGCTTCTAGTGTTATAGCTGCTGGTACTGCTAGTGTTGTTAGTGTTGCTGGTGGTATCGCTATGCAAGCTGTAGTAGGGCAAATAAAAAAGATATTTAAGAAGATATTTACTAAGGTTTTGAAGAAGGAAGTAGCTAATGTAAAAGAGAAGATGGCAAGTAAAGATAAATAAGATATACTACTTACAAGCCTTAATGAAGTATTGATCATCGGGTAATGGATTTAAGGCTGTTTAAATTTTTCGGGATTAGCTTTTACATAAGCTCTAATATTTATAACATCACTACAAAGGTTTGCATAAGGTGATTTAGGATTAATCATATAACCGCTTGCATGAAGCTGTGAACACTTTAAAACTCTCACTAATTGCTTATCATGCACTTGCTTTGATAATTCTTCTTTGGCTAGGTCTAGCTTTACTTTTGCTAGATCCTCACACGTTTGATTACTACCGCCTAATGGAATCATAAAAGACATTTGTACTCCCCAACCTTCATTGATGCTATAAGTCTCTTCTCCTTGTGCATCATTACCTGTATAAAAAGGAGTTACAGCCATCGTAGGTTGACTGCAAACCAAGTTTCCAAACTGTTGCTTACCTGTCATTCCATTATTGATATTCATATTCTGATTAATTATTGATGAATTACCTACAGCATTAGGTTGAGCCTGTACATTTGTATCGCCTTCGGCTCTTGCTTTATTACTGACTAAAGACAGACAAAGAAGTGATAACGCTAGTAGTCGTAATCGAATCATTCTGTGTAATTTTTTCAGTCATTTGATTAGCAGCCCTTGTAGTTATAGACAAAGACCAATCGCTAGTTACAGTTTTTGGTGTGAATATTGCATCTGAATGAGATATACCACCACTAGAAGCACTTGTAACCTCTATGTTTGAAGCTTCCCAAGAATTTATTGCAGCCCCATATTTCTCAGTCACTACCGAGCGAGTTATTGTCTGAGTAGTATTCTCTGTACGGTTACTAGAACCAGTAGTCCAAGAAGGCACTCCATTGGCATATACTGGACTAAACAAAAACAAAGACAGTAATAATAGTTTCTTCATTTTCTTGTATTATCAGGATCTACAATTAATTTTATAGGTGTATCTATACGAACTAGTTGTGTCTTACCTAACACTTCCTGTAACTCAGCCTTTACGTTAGTACCATTCTTACCTTTCTCACCACCTTTCTGTGTAATACTAGCCCCGAAGCTACTTGCAAGTCCTACAAAAACCGAAGCAATAAAGGTCGGATCTATCTTCTGCTGCGGTATTCCTAGTTTTGACAGATCTAAGTACGATAATGACAACATTGCTGTAGCCCAGGTCAACAAAATCAGTCTGACCCCTAGTGATACCAATTCAAATTGCTCTTCTCTGCAAGGTACAGCTTCTTGTAATTTGAACCATACACTTTTTTTTTGATCTTTTGGTTGTTCTGCCATAAATAAAAAACTACCTAAGTATGGGGAGATAGCGTTATAGGCTAATCATAGGTAGTTATGGCAAACTTAACAAATGTTGGTATGTTTGGAAAGTAACACATTACTTTTATGTTAAAGATTTTAAAACCAATACTGCTAAAATTCTTCTCTACGACTGCTGTTAAGAGGTTAGTAGTGGACTTGCTTCGTGCAATTTGTAAGCAGACCTCAAATACATTGGACGATAAAGCTGTAGATATGTTGGAGTATCAATTATTTCCCAAACAGAACTAATGAAAGATAAAGACTTCTTTCATATACTTCTAGGTGAACCACCACCAGAAGTAGAGTTTGAGATTGAACTAAAAATTAGAGAAGTAAATCAACTACCTGATTCTCTATTAAGACAACATTGCTCTGATCTTGTGAGACACTCAAGACTACAAGACCTATTGCTTACTGCTGCTCTTACTCGTATGTCAGAATCAGAAAGCAAATGCTTTAGAGCAGAACAAAAACTTCATAAATATAAACAAGGTAATATTTTCAATAAGATTCACTATGTCTTGTTTGGCAAAAGACCTAAAAAGTGATTATATTAATTCATAAATACAG